GATGAGCAGGGCGGCTATTAGTTTTTGCATAGTCCACAGCTTCCTGAACAAAATAATACCCAACAACACCCAATACAACCACCAGCACGACGATGAGGGCGGCTAGGAAAAACTCTTCTTGCTCTTTCTTTTGGGCCTTGGCGCGGTCTTCGGCAGCTTGGGCTGCAAACTTGTCGGCCTGATCCATCTTGCCAGCCCGTTCAAGAATCTTGTTCCAAACATCAACCTTGCCAACCTTCATGAACTCAAGTTGGTAGTGGGCTTTGATTTCTCGAACCTTATCCAACTCCAACTCAATCTGCATGGCAATTTCCATGTTTGATGCGTTGCCGGATGCCTTAGCCTCTGCAACTGCCTTTTCGCAAGTATTGGCTGACGAAAACAATTTGCCCAAAGCAGGGCCAAGAGACTGCACATCTTCAGCGGTCTTAGCAGCATGCTTAACAAGCGATACCGCTTTTTGTATGCCCGTCAGGGCTAGGCCGATGGTTACTGGGTCAATCATCTTTTTCTCCACTCAAGGCATTTGACTACTAGGTGTTCATCTTTCCAATACCATGTCCATTTAATGCACTCAAAGTTAGTTGAAGCGGTTAGAAACAATAAAATTACACTTACCCACCATTTAGACATTCTTGCCAAGCCAAGGCAGAGGTGGGTTAGCAGCAATAGCAGCTAGTTGACGAGCTAATTGACCCGCTACTTGGGCCTCTGTGTCTGGTTGCAGATTAGTCGTAATTGTAGTGGTTGTGTTGTCAATTGGGCCTGTAATGCTATACGTTACAGGCTCAAAGCACCATGCCAAAACCTGCTCAGGTTGCAAGTCTGCGTAAGGCGTGAACGGGTTAGCTGGCTCACCCAATTTAACTGTTCCAGCCGCCGCAGCGGTCAGGTTGTTAACATCATCTGTACCGACACACATCCAATCGGCGTAGATCACCACATCGGTCTGCCCACTCACTGATGGGGCAACCGTCATTTTAGGAATTGACCATTTATAAGTGATTGACATACTAGCCTTTCACAACGGTTGTTTTTTCAAACATAATAATCATTATGGGTGACTTGCTTTATATGCTTCAAACTCTTTGCGAAGTGCTTGCAATTCAACAATCAAATCGGGAACATATTTTGAATAATCTACACCCCAAGGTTGTACCAAATTTCCTTGTAAATTTTTTTCATCTGACCCAACATGAACAGCATCCGGCTTAACTAAATATGCTTCTTGAGCAAATACGCCTCGGCTTTTAGTATTGTCAGGCCAAGTAAAATCATGAATTACAGTTTTAGAAATAATATCAGTGCTAGTAACGACACCAAGATCGGTTTTTAATCTCTGATCAGATGTGGTGTTATAAGTTGTAGCAGTTGAAGAACAAGAAATGTTGCCAACAGAAGTGCCAGAAGCATTGTAAAAAAATGCAGGGTAATAATTGTCACTTGGAGTTTGATGTTCAAAACCAATTTTACTATTTCCAGCCGCAAGCACAAGTGCTCGATTATCAGAAATAGCGGTTTGAGAACCAAGATACAAATAACCTGTGTTATATATATTGTCACTTACCCATCGTGAGCCAGATACATTTCGATAAAAATTAAGCCCAAGAGGATACCATGCAGCACCATTTCCTTGCCAATCTGGAGTAACAAGTGCAGATGCAGTTTCAGATGTTGCTCCAGTATTTGAGACGATGTATGTAAAAGTTGTTGCTCCTGTAACTGTTACAACATAACTACCATTAAAGTTTGAATTAGTAAATCCTGATATATCTACTTTGTCACCAGTATTCAACATATGGTTGATAGATGTTGTAGCAGTAGCTGTTGTAGTTGATCTAGTTACACCAGTTACAGGACGAGGGCCATAAAGTGTATATTCATCTGAAAAATTACAAGATGCCCAATTAGTAGAAGAATCCTTAAAACCACCAATAAAACCGACAAAAGTATTGTTAAATGTAGTAATGTTGCTAATAAAATTACCGTTGCCCTTTAAGAAATAATGTTGTGCGCCTTGTTCTATGTCACCGCCAATAATAGTGATAAAAGAAGTGCCAGTGCCCATAACAAATTTATCGTATTCTTTTTGAAGAATTGGCGCAAAAAAGTTTGTGCTGTTAATATATGCAAGCTGAATACCATAAGAATTTAATTGATAAAAATCAATAGTGGTTGAATAACCATTTATGGAACCAACAGGAGCTTTTCCAACCGCACGAACAAAAGGAAAATAACAATCATAAATAGAAGTGTTATAAACAAAACCATCAATGTTCAATCCGTTTGCACTAACTGGAAAAACATCTGCGCTAATGTAAGAAATGTTAGAAATAGAATTTAAATATGAAGCTGTAAGATAAATTCCACTTACGCTACTTGAATCTGTCATTGCAGACATATCCAAAGTAAAATTATCTAACCTTAAATTTGTTACAAATACAATAGGGTCTGTTGAATAATTTGCTGTGCTGTTATTAGTCTTTAAAATTTTTGTGGCGCTAGCTGCTCCTTTAAAAACTACACCTGTCTTTGATTGCCCAATAATTTGGTTGCCAGTATTAAGTGGCAATTCATTAAGTATATAAGTTCCATTGGGAACATAAATAGAACCATTAACAGCCAAAGCATTTGTAAAAAATGTTGTGCAATCTGTGGTTGCTGTGACTGTTCCAAGAGTAATGTAATCCATAACATTGGTAGGCGCACCAGAAATCATGGAATAAGAAACTTTAGTAAGAGACATTTTTAATCCTTAATGTGTCATAAACCAACCAGCAAGTATGACAGCATCACTTGTGGCAACAAAATTTGGAAAATATCCATAACCGTTAGTTGAAACTCTACCATTTGGTAAACTTAAAGTTCCAGAAGTAACGGCTGACAAAACACCATTACGTCCAACATTAGCAAATGGAATTGGAAAATATACTGTTCCGCTAGATGCTACTGATGTAGCGCCAGATACTTGGATGCGTATAAAAGCAATGTCACCCATGATGGTATATTGGCCTTCAACAGTAGGCGTGCCAATATAAGTTAATCCAGTAATGCTGGGACTCCAAGTTCCTTCTTCATATACGCTTAACAGTTGCGTTGTTTTTCCAGAATATGGAGTGTTGGCTGTGAAGTTGAATCCCTTACCCGAAGTTCCTTGAACTACGTTACCAGCAACCATATTAAAGTTGCCGCTTGTATCAGTTGTGAACTGCTCGGATGTTGATGGGGCAATGCTAAAAACTTTGTTGCCGTTTGTGCCATTCCAAAATGACAAATATCCTGGGGTTATGTTGCCGCCACCGCCTGCAATAATGTCCCATTGCTTCCCACCAGTAGCATTTAAAATTAAATAAACTTCACCGTTAGTTAATGTTAATGCTTGAGCCGCAACAGCACGACCAGCCGTTAAGTTGGCTACTGATACGCTATCAGTCACACCAGATTGATTGATAGGCAAAATCTCACTACCCGACAATGGGGTAGATGCTGAGCTTAACCCTGATATTTTGGTATTAGCCATTATTAACTAGGATAAATTCTACGCATGACAATCTTAAAATTAAGACCGTAAGATGATGACGTAACATTCATTTGAACTGTGTTGCTACTTAAACGCAGCCATGATGGTGTTGTTCCAGAATAACTACGCAATGTGTTATTCATAATCGTTCCAGAATCAAAACCTGTTGAAAGATCAGCAGAGCCAGCATAGCAAGTGTATTCATACATGGCTTGCAAATTAACACCAGAACCACCTAATTCTGCTGCTGGAATTGTGTAAACGGTTGTCCAAGTAGCAGAAGTTAAAGTGCCACTAGCAACAAGCATTGTTTGATTTCCAAACTGTACGCTTCCGCCAGCAACAGGAACTGTTAAATTTGTTCCAATAACTAAATCACGATTAGTCGCCGTATCTGCATTGATTCGAGGCGTATAGGTGTTGTATCCATAAGATACAGTCCAGCCACGTTGGTTGGCTGAAACACCGCTGTAAGTAAACACATCCGCAGCAGTACCAGTTCCCCAACCGTAAGGCATAGATACAGAACCAATTGCGTCTGCGCTAACAATGTTTCTATTGTTTGCCTCAAAGTAAGGCAATTCAATCAAAGCAATACCGCCAGCCAAATGCAAAGCGCCATCAGTTGTAGTTGAACTACCGCAGTATTCCATTACCAAAGCAATGAACACCATGTCAACTGCGCCTGTCTGAGTTACACCACGAGTGCAACCAGAAATATAGGCTCGATCAACACGAACAGACGTACATTGAGAGCCAGCAGGGTTTAGCTGAAAACTCAAACCATACAAACAAGAATTACCTGTAAAGTTTGCAATTCCAACATAAACGCAACCACGCAATTCAAGACCCGCACCGCTAAAGTTTGAAGTGCTGATGTTATTGAATTGGCAATAACTGCAATTGATACCCAAAATTCCGTAAGTAGTTAATCCGTCAGTCGAGCTTCCATTTGAAGTCAATGTCAAATTACTGATATTTAAAAATTGCTTTGTTGGGTAAGATGGTGCAGCAGATTGAATGTAGAAAATTTCGCTTTGCGTTGATGTATATAGCTTAATTGTTACTGCGCCGTTGCCAGTTATATTTCTAATTGGGTCTGTGCTAACAATGTTAATACTGCTATTTACACGATAAGTTCCGGCAGGGACTAAAAGATCAGTAACACCTGCGGCAATAGCTGCTTGAAAAGCTGGTTGACTATCTGTTGCACCAGTTGGGTCAGCCCCAAAATCAATAACGCTAACAGTCTGCTGCAACTTAGCTTGAACCGTAGTGGTTACTGCGCCTGTGCCGCCTTCGTTGTAGGCTACATTTAACGCCGAAATGCTTTGGGCCAATGCCGCACCACCAAGGGCTTCAACAATAGCGCCGTCATTTAGCCCAGTAACAAACGTAAACGATGTAGTGGAGGTTTCTGTATACGCTTCACCCAGAACTTGTTTCAGGCCGTTGACGTAGACCTGCAAAGAATTGATGCCGGGTGTATACGAGAAGCTGGTCAGATTAAATACAGTCTGGCCTGCTGTGGCTACAAACGCTTGTTCGTTAATAGCAATGCTACTACCACCCCCGCCACCACCAGATGCGCTAACGCCGTAAAAGTTTGTGCCATCACCATAAACAATGCTGGTCGTTCCATTGGCTACGCTTACCGCAGCCCCCGTAGGAGAACTGGTTGTCCCGTAGGACATAGCAATTGCTTGGCTACCTGATGTACTATTTTTAACGATGTAGACTTTGCTGGCCCCGGCTGGCGCAATGATGTAACGTGTTTGTGAAAGCGTTGGAGTGCTGTTAATCACAATGACCGCATTACGAGCTTGGTCAACCGCCCCATTATTGGCTGTCAGAGCATAGTTAGCATCCGATGGCATCGTAATAGATGGATACGTACCAGTAGTGCTAGGACCGCCTGACACACCAGCAATCGCTTGCTCAATGAGAGTGCCTAAGTTAGCGTTGGTGGTGTCTCCCCATGTGCCGACTTGAGTGCCATCAGCAATAAGTGAGAGTCGTAGGTCTTGTGAGTAAGTGGTCATAGATTAGCCCTGCAACAAGATGTTGTTAGGTATGTATTGAGTTAAAACCCAGTTGGTTCCATTAGACACCAAAGTGCATTGATCTCCAACAATTGCATTTAATATGGCAGTGCTGGCGCTGCCGCCGCCTATTGGAACTACGTTACTAGATGCCGACACCACCGTATAGGCTTGGTAGTTTTGGAAATTCAAAACACGCCCTGAATAACTAGCAGCAGTTGGCAGCGTCACCGTCATAGTACCAGCATAGTTGTTAATGATCCATACATCAGTTGTACCAACGGTGTATGTACTGGTTGTGACGGTTACTGGGGCCGTAGAGACAATTTCACTTGGGAAAGTAACAAACACATTGACCGTGCCGCTAAACGTCACTGCACTGCCAGAGTTGCTAGACGAAAAAATTGTGGTGCGGGTTAGCGTTGGGCCAGTTGTTGAGTAAGTACCAAGACCAACTTCCCAATTTCCAGAAGAGTCTGTTGCAGAATAATAAGTCGTATTGGTGTTACCAATAACCGAAAACGATTGATAGCCAGTTACAGATCCTGAAAGCGTAAAGCTGACCGTGGTATTGGCCGTACCTGTCTGCTGAACTCGATCTGCTAAAACTAATGCCACGATAAATCCTTATTGTGTTTCCACGAGTTCCCAGTTAGCCGTTTCTGAGTCATCAATTGTAGACCAACCCGGCGTAGATGTATCGCTGGTCGTTGCCCATGACGCTGTTTGAGCGTTGTTAATAACTGCCCAACTTGCCGCCTCTGCATCATTTATGGTCGTCCAATTTGCGTTCTCTGAATCATCAATAAGAACCCAATTAACGATCCCAAGCGTACCTACAGACCCAGTGATGACCTGCCCAATTATGGACGTAGATACGCCCGGTTGCAAGCTGTTTACAGATGCAGTAGCACTTACTCCCGTAATAGCAACCGTAACCGGAACACTGGCTACCATCGTTCCTGTAGACGTAGTACTTGTAACCCCAGATATTCCGATCAAAGTAAAAGCAAAGATGGTCCCTGTCTGCGCCGTTGAAGTGACCGAACTCAGAGCAGATGAAAGACCAGCTGTAACTGAATTTACAGATGCTGTGCTTGTAACCCCAGATAGCCCGATGGTGATGTTGCTAACCACCGTTCCTACAGAAGTAGTAGAACTGACACCTGTTAAAGCGTTTGTTTTGCTGGGTGTGACCGATCCAGTCGATGTTGTGCTCGTAACCCCAGAAATGCTGCCGGTATCAAGGTCCAGAACATTACCAACTGAAGTCGTGGACGTAACGCCACTTACAGCGATAGATACACTGGGTGTTAACGATCCTACAGATCCAGTAGCTGTTACGCCAGAAATAGGTTCTGACTGACCTTCAGTAAGAGTACCCGTTGAGGTGGTACTTGTTACGCCAGAAATAGCGTGACTTAGGTTGGGTGTTACTGTGCCTGTCGATGTGGTCGATGTAACAGCAGAAAGCTGGATAACTAAACCAGCCGTTGGCGAATTAACTGAAGTTGTAGAGCTAACGCCAGATAAGGCTATCGAAACATTCGGAGAAACAGAGTTGACCGATGTAGTCGATGTAACGCCACTTAACGCAGTGGCAAAGACTGAAGATTTTGACGCAAAAGGGGCCGCCGCAAATGCGGTAAAACCAAACATGGTTTACCCCCTTAGAAAATTAAGCCAAGTTCAGCAGCGCAGTACCAGCAGCATTAGAAGGCATGGTCAGAGTAAAAGTACCAGCAGTCACAGTTTGTGAGCCAAAGGTAAACACACCAACAGCCGCATTGCTTTGCGTGGAATTGTAGATCAACACAGTATCAAACGCAGTAGTCAACGTCACCGTGGTATAGACCAATGATGCAGAAGGCGTCCAATATGCAGTTGTACCGCTGGTCGTGGGGGCCGTACCGTTAGTCACCGTAATACCACCAGCCGTGTAGCCAGTACCAGACACTTCGCCAGTAGCAGAATATGCCGTGGTCGATGCGTTCAGCGTAGCCGATGCCAAATACAAAGCCGCTTTGAACGTGTCTGCCGCAGTTGTGCCGCGAGTAGGAGCAGTACCAAAGTTGTGGGTTGCAGTAAGAAGCTGGCCCTTGAAAGAGGTGCACATTGCTTGTGTGTTACTCATGATATTTCCTTTAAGCTAACATTGCTTGGATGCCTTCAGCAACCACATTTTTCTTTAAGTGAACATGCACAGAACGATGCACAAGTTCGCCTTCTAACCAGTACTCAACCCACGTGGTGATCTCGTTGTCATTATCCAACGAACCTTCTTTTTTCTCAAGTTTGGAATCATCCATGATCCCTTTAGTGGTCGTAATTAGCATTTTTTCCTCAGTCTGGGCTACTGTAATTAATACTACTGGACGTTGTTCCCAGCGTCAAAATTGCAGATGAAGCATTTGCCGTTGGGAAGTTAATTGTAAAACTGTTGGATGACATTTTGTCAGATCCAAAGTTCAACACAAAACACGCTGCACCCGTAGTAGCGTTGTATACCAATGCACCACGAGCTGTGATAGCACCAGTCCACGTTACAGGATTAAACGATACATAAGTAATGTTGACCTGATTGTTCTGTGTTGGCGGCGTAGAAATAACCAATGCCTTACCGCCAGCCGTATAGCCAGATCCAGTTACCTCATTTACATTTGTGTATGCTGAAGTAGTTTGGTTCAAGTTTGCATTGGCGTTATACAGCGCAATCTTGTAAGTGTATGGCGTACCAACAGCAAAGTTTTCTAACCCACTGAGTAAGTTTTGCTGGAAGGCCGTGCAAGATGTTTGGACAATCATGAGACAACATTACCTTTAAGGTTGATGTTGAGCTTTGTCTGACCATCCCTGTAAGCATCGCCTCTTTCAAGACCGTTGCCCAGTTTAATAGCCAGCTGCAGAGCTTCTTGGTATTTGTCTTCGTAATACTTGACCATATCCTGCTCACCCTTCATATAGATAACTGCTTCACGCATACAGCCATACAAAAGTACAGGATCAAAGTTATTTCCAAGCCAGCTGGTCCCAGTGGAATTGTTGATCGTTGAGACAGTCATGGTAAGACCAGCACCCGGACCACCTAAATAAGAACTGGCGACCGTCAGCACATCGCCAACACTGTAAAAGTTGCCGCCGTTTTGCAGGGTAAAAGTAATAGTCTGCGCTGGTGAAAGACCAGTCACCAAAATATCCCCATAGCCAGCAGAGCCTGAGCCAGATCCAACATAACTCAAAGGAACATTCGTATAAAGACCCGGCGAATACAATTGATTGCCACTAGAAGTAATAGTGATAGCTGTAATCTGGCCTTGAATGATGCTGGTCGGGTAATAGAAGTAGTGCAACTCTGCCGTATAGGTTGCGTCTGGCGTTGGGCCTAGCAAAAACGACAAATTTGTTGATACTGTCCCACCTGAGACAGTTGGGCCAAAAAGAGCATAGTACTCGGGTTGCCCAGTTGCTGAGACAGTAGGGTAAGCCTGCCGAATAAAGTTAACATCCTTGTTCAAAAGGTAAGAATAATTACCTGTTGAGTCTATGCAGGCCAAAGAATACGTAGACAAATAGTCTGGTGGCGCAGATAGGTAAGGCACACCGTTATTGATCACGCCAGTGACGTTTTTACGTAACGATGGGAACGCAACTGCTGTATAAACACGTTGTTCCACCTCCTGAACGAAGGTAGGAATACTATCTACAAAAGAACCCTCAGAGTTTTGAGAGTAATTCTGTATCGTGTTATACAGCGTTTCGTAATTCATGCCATAGGTCCACGAGACATGCGGCCTTTGGTAGCTGCACCAGCGCCACGCATCTCAATACCACTGGTTTTCTCACGAGCTACGCCATAAGACACGCCGTTTGGCAAAGGATCTTTAAGATCTGCATCTTGAGCTGATTTATCAGTAGCATAAGGTACTGCATCCATCTTGGCTTGGAAACTTGCTACGCTATAACGCTTTCCATCCATAGTATGGGGCGCTGCATACTCTTCAGCAGAGCCATTAAACTTACCCTTGGAATCACCTGTCGTGACTTTAGGGCTGTTTTTGGTAGTCGGTTTGACTTGGGGCTTCATTTCTTGCTCCCTTGATTGGCAACACGGGCCAAATTACGGCCAACGGCTTTTTCTTCACCGCTGGTGACGCCACCCTTAGCCATCTTGGTCACAGGTTTGCCCTTGTGCATGTGGTGTTCATGTTTATGAACTTCCTTCATTGCTTCTTTGTCAGCAATTTTGACGACTTGTTTCTTGTTCATAAACACTCCTAAGTGGTTGTAACAGTTACTGTACCTATTTTAATGGCTAAATTCAAGTCATTAGGTGAAAATGCAGAGGCAAAACTCTGCGCTCCACCTACTGGATTCCAGCCCCATTGCGTTTGACGACTACCGTCTGTTGGATAGCCTGCATTATCAACATTCGTCACCGTGGAATCATATGGATTGGTAAATAATCCAGTCGTTCCACCTGCGTTATAACTAACATCTGGCCTTGGTTCCCTTACCGCCTGCGGATCATTCACAGGATACAAGCCCAAAGACAACTGAGGTTGGTCAGGATCCCAGCACTCTGGGCATACCTTGATGTTAAACAGCTTCGTCTTAATAATTTCTTTGCGTAACTGGCTTAACTTGTACCGTTGACCACATCGGTCACACTCGGCAATTGCATGTTTGCCTGACGAAAACTTATTTGGCATATGACTACCTCATGTAGAACATATTCCGTGGCACAAACCTAATCGGAGCCTTTTCCCTATCCTCTTGAGACGCTAGATCCCATTGCAAATCATAGTCTGCCTTTAAAGCCATCAGACGATTTGGATCTACCGCTGGGTTCTTCATGCCTAAGTAATAAGCCAGACCAGCTGTCATCGCAGGAATAAAGCGGAAAGGAATGTCATTAATGTTCGCACCCGTTCCAGCATCTTGAATCCGGCGTAAGCGCCAGTAAACAAAAGTGTAGTTACCACCAGAATTAGGTGTAGGCCACACATTGATGTTGGGAAGATTAGGAACAAACACTGGTGTACCAGTTGTATGCGCTGCAGCCGTAGTGCCAGCCTGCCCACGATAGCAGTTGATCAACTGATAAGGAGAAGACGTGCTAATGTTGGGATAGTAAATAATTTCATTGTCCAACGTGATGTAGCCAGTTGCAGCCATATCAGCCAAGTTAGTCGTTGGACTCAGTTGAATTGTTGTATCCGTTGCGCTTAGGCCAGTTGTCGTCCCATTCCCATACAACGAGTATTGGGTTGGGTTTACATTCCCAGACTGGCGGTTGATCCAAACCTGAATAGGACGACCAACAGCCAGCTTGTTAGGAATGGTTGAATACGTATCCTCAGAAATACGGCTGATGTTAATGTCGATCTGGTTTTGCAACGTGCCCTGACGTATAACCTGACTCAACAAATCAATCGTATCAATAGGCAAAGCATAAGTGATCTGCCCCGTATTCAAAGGGATCTGGCCTTCTTCAACAGTCCACAGGTTGATACCACGGTTGGCCCACTCAACAGTCAAAATGTTGATACTGCGAGTAGCTGTACGCAGGTCATAGCCACTTCTCAGTTCAAGGCCGCATCGTTCAAATGCTTCCTCAACTAAGTCAGTAATCTTAAGATTAAAGACTGAAGTGCCTGTGGTATATGCCATGATCAGTGTTTGAAGTGTTTCATCGTCTCAGCAAGTCTAGCACGTTGACCCAACTTGCCAGGTTTTTTGGCCGCTGCTGCCAGCTTCTTAGCTGGGATGTTGTGGCCTTCTTTTACACCAAGAGCTTCACGCAAAGCACCAGCTTTTTTAATTGCGTGTTGAATCCATTTTTCAGCCATGATTAACTCGCTTGTGCAGGAGTTTCAACCACTGCTTCAGCAACTGGTTCAGCAACTGGTTCAGCAACTGGAGTTTCAACCGGATCTGCAACTATCCCATTTGGGACAGTGGGCGCAATCTCAGCAACAAAGTTGGAAACCACTGCGCCTTGTGAAGCATCAATGTTTTTAGAAGTCAAAAAGTTTTCGACAATAGATTTCTCTTTGCCTAAGAACTCTACAAAGTCATTCAACAATTGATGTTCTGAGCTGTCCAGTTTGTGACCAGCACTTTTCACATGATTAAAGACACGTTCAAATAAGTTCATGATTTTCTCGCTGCTCTCATGTTATCAACCAAGTTTGGATAAGGACGACCAGCAGCTTTAGCCATAGCCTTTGCTTTGGACTTCTTATCAGCACTTAACTTTTTGGGTTTACCTAAACCTTTAGGTCTAGGCTTGTCCCAAACTTGTCCACCGTCTTTATACATATCAACGGCATCAGGATTATCCGTTCTATGGATAACCTTTTTATGAGGCATCTTGGATGGGTTAACAGCACCCATTCCACGACTAGCTCTCATTTGTGCGCCTTACCACCACCGCACATCTCATGAACATGGTCCATGTGGTGCTTGTGATGTTCAGCATGTTTCTTGAAATGATGCTTGTGATGTTTATGCGATTCAGTTTCATGCTCCGCAATAAACTCATCATGACGAACCATATCAGGGCCAGATTTTGGCTCCATATGTTCTTTAACTAAATGATGTTTCATAGGAATTCTCCTTAGCAGAATTTGGTCTTGGTATGACCACGTTGGGCAATACCATCAGCACGATGGTGAGTAGCGCCACCATGAGCCATTTTCTTAACATGACCACCATGCTTCATGCCTTCTTTTTCAAAAGACTTGATGTTGTGTTCAGTCTCAATAGGTTCAACTTTGCCGCTGTCGCCAAAGTTTTTGCCACGGGTATGACCTTTTTTCTGGTCAGCGTGTTCGCCATGCTTCAGGTTTTTTTCACCAGCTTTGATGGACTTGCCATCAGCAAAACCGCCATGAGCCATTTTGTGGGCTTTACCACCATGCTTCATTGCGCTGGCTTCATGCTCTTCTTCTTTAGCAATACGGCGCAATTCTTTGGCTTGGTTCATTTCGTGCATCTTCTCAGAAGCATGACCACCGTGAGCCATCTTGGTAGTTTTGTGATGGCCTTCGTGCATTGCCATATGGTGTTCAGCCATAGACAAATGGTGATGAGCCAGATGTTTGTGGTGAGCTTTAGACAAGCCACCATGTTTCATTCCGGGTGCGCCCATAGGTGCGCCGCCGGGAGCCGCCATAGGAGCAGCAGGACCAGCAGGAGGTGCTTGCATGGCACGAGCTGCCATTAGCGCCATCGCTGGATTAACACCACGTTTTCTTGTAGCCATATCAATACCGCCTTTACTAAAATGTTTGCCTTTATCGGCATTTACAAAATCCTCGCCTACCGACTGAGGAACTCCCACTTTTTTAGCAAAAGCCTTGTTATGGGCGATTGCCTCCATGAAATCATGCTGCTTCTTACTTTTGCTGGGCATCACTTTGCCCCTTGTTGAATAAGCTGGTCAATTTTACTTTCCAACTTGTTAAAGCGAGAATCAATGTGTTCAGTAATTTTGTTAAGTTCGTCATTGGTGACATACTCCCTTGCGATCTCTTCGCGCGTACGATTGATCAGAATCTCAATCCGTTTGAGATCATTAGACTTCTCTTTGAGAAAAAAGGCAACCATCCCCAGAACCAAGGACAAGCCACCCGACCAAATCATTCCTGCGTCCATCTCAGCACTTCCAAGCTTTTAGGGATTTATTAATCCGAGAGTTTGGGTCTTTCGCCGTCTTCTCGGAAGTCATTTTCTTCTTCATCCCGGTCATCCTCGCGCAAAATGAGTCTTTGCGTGACCCGCCTTCTGGTTGCGGGGGCTTCAGATTCATCCCTTGCTTTTTGGCGCTGGCCCGCCCCTTGGCGTTCAAGCCGCCGTTGGGGTTCTTGCCTTCCTTGCGTTGCCATGCGGGGGATTTAGCCATGATTAGCTCACGGAGTTAGCAATTAACTTGCCGGTAACAATAACGCCCACAGCATAAGTGCTTGCACTTGTCTTCAACTGCCATTGAATGTCAGTTTTTTCTGCGTAAGCAAATGGGTCTGCTACTCGGCTGGCGGTGTAAATTGAAGTAAACGGTTGTTGCAACACCAAGGATTGAACGCCGGTGCTGTTGTTAATCGCTTGCACTTGATATGTAAGGTAGTTACCGCTGGTGTAGCTGTTTGACGTATTGGCCTCTACCCAGTCCAAGTAGAACGTATTGTTCGATGGGACTGTATAAATAGTGGACTGAGACTTACCAACAGTAGCATTGATTTGCGCCAAAGTATTGGAGCTTTGCTTTGCGGTAATTGTTCCAACGTTCGACACTTGGCCAGATGCTACGCCAACCATTTGCAGGCTGTTCACACGGAAGTAGCTTTTGGTTGTGGTAACGCCACTTGTACCATTCAAAGTTAAAACTTCTGATACGGGGTTAAAGTTGATATCCAAGCCGCTAATAAGCACAGCAGCTGGAGACACATCAGATGCAGAGCTACTTGCAACCGTTAATGTTGTAGCAGTTGTTGGATACGTGTAAGTACTTGCGTTTTCCCAAATTGGAATAAACGCTGTCGTAACAGAACCTTGATAGCCAAAAAGACTGACCGTTGTATGGCCTGTGATTTGACCACGCGCAACCTGCAGGTCAAAGGGTTCGTACTTTGACTGTCGGCTAATTGAATTAACGGCATTGTTTGTGCCGGGAATACCATTCGGGCTTTGAACTGCCATATTGATCTCCTTAGTTACAAAGAGGGGGCCGAAGCCCCCGGATCAATTAGTCCAAGTTACCGTATGGGTAAGTGGTCAAGTTACCAATGTTGTTGTCAGCTTGTGCATAACGAACAATGAAGTTCAATTTACCACCAGTAGGAGCAGCAACACTAGTACCTGTGATGCTCAAGGTAAACACAATTTGCGACAAAAATGCTGGGTTAGCACCTGAAGCTGGATTTTGAATATCCGAAGTGGTAGCCAACATGTTCAACAAATTAGTACCAGTGTAAGTGGTTGACAAACGACCAGCAGTACCAACACCAGTGCTAGAAGAAATCACAGCAGTAGCGTAAGTAGGAGTGCCACCAGCTGCAGTGTAGTTGTTAGAGACAAACACAGAAGTGTTGCTCAAAGTTGCACTACCTTCACCAGTAATAGCCAAGGGGTAATCAACAATAATGTCCAAGATCTGGCTGTTGATTGGCAAATACATCACAGCGCCGCGATAGACTTGAGTCGATGCGTCTGCAGGGATAGTCTGCACAGTAGGACCAGTGGTGGTATATGTGCTGGAAGGAGTGTAAACAACACCAGTCAAGTTAGGGATGTTATTACCCCACACAAATTGACCAGAACCGCCAGAGTAGCCAGAAGTTCCAACAGTAGTGTTGGACAAATCAATGTAGCAGTCTTGTTCCAAGACGGTGTAACCAACGTCACGCAAGGGACCAAAACGGTTATCGCCAGAAAGAACTGGGCCTTCAAATGTACTACGTGCCATGACAAAAGTCCTTATGCAAAAGTTACCTTGTTAATCGTTGCATCGTCTGCTGGGCCAGTGGCAACAAGGTTAAATTCCCAGATACGTCAATATACAGCAAAAGAAAAGGGGGCGCAAGGCCCCCTCGTTCAAATAATCTAAAAAGATTAGTAAGAACCGTACACGCCCAATGGGTCAGAAACACCAAAGGAATAACGCTCACGAGACTTGTAACGCACGTTACCAGTATCAAAGTCGCCGTCCATGCTGTTCTGCAAAGGAGTACGCACAAACATCTTCAAACCGTTAGGCACGTCAGTGGTCAAGAACCATGCGTTGGTAGCGGTCAAGAAGTGGTTAATGGTATAGCCTTCAGGGATCGAACCATTGTTTTCAATAGCGTTTACATCGTTGTTATTGGTACCAACACGGAGTTTGGTTTCCAACAAACGAGTAGCAACGAATTGCAAAGCAGGAGGAACGATCAGTTTCTTGGGCTTGGCAGCGATCAACAGGCTACGCTCATCAGTCCATGCAGCGATTTGAATCACAGCGTTTTCCAACGATGTTTCATTCAAGTCAGCAGGAGTAGAAGGAGTGTTAGCGTTAGTACCGCCAGAGATCAAGGGATGAGCAGTCGAGAACAAAGGCTGGCCGTCACCATAGGTGAAGGAGCTATTGAAACCGTTGTTCAACACAGCTGCAGCTTTAACCTGTTTGGTGTAAGCCATAGCACGGGCCAAGGCTTTGGTGTAACGACCAGACAACGAGTCATACAAGTTATCTTCAATCGCTTCTTCAGTCAGGCTGAAGCCCAAAGCAATGGTTTCGTGGTTGTAACGAGCAGTCCATGCTTCTTGGCCGTTGTCATAAGCGATGGCTTGACCTTCGTTCTTGACAGGGGCGGCAGAGAAGCCGGACAGTTTGGTTTCTTCTTCAAACGAACGCTCAGAGGTTTCAATTTCATAAATTTCTTTATGTTCTTCACCGTAACGGGCGTACTCCAAACCGAACAAAGCGTTCAGGCCGGGAAGCAACTCTTTAAGTAGCTGTGCACGTGAAATAGCCATGATTTATTCTCCTTTATTAGACGCCTGTAGCGTTGTTATAGCCGTGCCAGCCAGCGTTCCAAGTAACCAATGCTTCTGGATAACCAGTAAACGAGAAGCCAACTGCAGTCGATTGTGCAGTAGTAACTGCCGTGTTAATCGTCACAGTGGTACCGTTAACGGTAGTCACATAGGTGTTGGAGCCGGGGTTGATGCCGGGGCCAGAAACTGCCATGCCGGGAAGGATGGCGCTGTTAGAAGACGACAAAGTAAGAGTCGTGCTGCTAGAGGTAGCGTTCTGGGTCACAGTAACGGCTGATTGAGGCACCACGCCGACAATGCGGAAAGGAGCTGCACCAGTGTTAGGAGTGATGGTAGAAGTGCTAGTAGCCGAGGTGGAGATAGCCACGCCAGCCAAAGAGTCACCAGTGGTCGTAGAACCAGTGTTACCAGCTGCTGCACCAATGTACCAAACATTAGAACCAATATAGGCTTGGTTAATGTATTGGAGAGTGGTAGAGCCACCAGTACCAGCGGGGCTGTTTAGCACCACAGTTTGGAACACAGCTTGTGGATCATCAACGACATAACCAATCGCATCAGGGGCGCTTGTGGAAGCGTTCCAGAATTGATAACGGTTTTTACCGTAAATGGGACCGCCAGTTGTGGAGTACTCGCAACCAACGAAAACACCAATCGTACCGGCCACGGCGCTAGAAGCGTTGTAGGTCAGTGTAGATTGGATCAAACTACCGATGTTAGCACCAGTACCGATTTGAACAACGTCACCGTTGAACATGCTTGTGCTGTAACCGTTGACAATCGGGAACATGCGGGTAGAACCAGCAAATACACGACCACCAATCAAGTTAACAGGCTTTAGTCCGTAAGGACCTGCTACTGTAGGATAAGCCATAGAAATCTCCTAAATGTTAAGAACCTCTACCAAATGAAACCGTAGACTTCTTCTCTTGGAAAAGAGGCATACGAGAATCGCTCTGGCGCAAATAACTATTGTCCACTGCTTGTGCATTTTGCTCAGTCAGGTTTGCCTCATAATCAAACCGGGCTTGCACAAATTCTTTAGGAATCTTGCACAGCAATAAACCATCAACTTCAATGTTGTCTTTGAACCGACTATTCGGATCAACCAACATTTTGAATTTCGGCTGCTCTTCAATTTTGACTGGTTCCCAACCTTCACGCAGTTTGGCAGAAAGGTTTCTGGGGTCAGGATTGTTTAACATCGAAACTCGAACCCAACGATATCCATAATCTGGATTCTTATCAGGCTCAGGTAACAACTCAGGTAACGACCATTTTTTAGGGCGCAGATCTTGTTGTCGAGTTTCAATCTCACGTGGGTTACGATTACTTTCAGCCATTTTGGGACTCCGTTTTAACTAGTTCGTTGTAATACTGCTCTGGCGTAAGTTTGAATTTCTTAGCCAGTTCCAGCTGCCGTGTATTAAGGGTGATCTTTTTTGAAGACGTAGAACGGGTAGCTGGTGCAACCACCGTGGTCTTGCGAGTTGTAGCAGAAGGTTTGGCTTCTGTATCCCCAAATTTATCAGGGAATCGTTTCCGCACTTCAGTATCAATACTGTTCCAGTAATGGTCAGAGCCAACAGGGACTCCTTCCTTTTCCAGACGCTTATGGATACCCATAGCAAGGAAACTCATGTCTTCGTCTGTCCCGTACCACTTGTTTTTGTCAAGCCACGCTTGGGTTTTTGCGTCCAATCGTGCGGGTTGATTTGCGACTTGTTGCGTTTGTACCTGATTTGATTGCGCTTGTAAAGCATTTTCATCAAACTGGGGTGTATATTTTTCCCAATCTCGTGATGCAAATTGAATCTTGGTCAGGTTTTCTTGTGCTTCTACTAACCGATCAGCATCGCCAGAGTCATAAGCCTCCTTATATTCTCGACGTGCTTTCTCTAAATCAGAAGCTAGTTTCTCTTTAGCCGTTGATACAAATACCTTCTCGCCTTCTGATAGACGGCCTTTGAGGTTTTTGTTTTCATTGATGATGGCATTGGCTACACGAATAGCTTCTTCGTTCTCACGAATGGCTGCTTCCTTGGCCCTGCGCTCATCATGAATCAACTTCTTCATTTGCAGCAAACGCTGCTTGGCTTCTTTAGAGTAAGACTCTAAGTCATCGTTATCAATATCATCAACGATCTCTTTAGGCAAAGGCGTTGCATTACGCCGATCTTCCTCTGGAGTATCGTCAACAATCTCAATCTCTACTTCGTCTTCATCGACCCCTTTATCAAGGAATCCAAAGTCTGGTTTGTCAAAATCTCCGGACATGATGTTCTCCTTATGCTCGTGTAATACCACGAGGATCTTCAACAACCGCCTCTACCGAGTCGTCATTGATAATCCGGAACTCACGGCCATGAATCTTCAGTCGTGTACCCGTGTTTGGACGGGCCAAAATAAAGTCGCCCTCTTTGCACCAAGGGCCAGTTGGGAAACGCTTTTCGTCTTTGTAGCAGTCCGGTCCCATCTTGATAACAAAAAACACAGTAGAGAGAATCTCTTCCATGTTCAATGATGAGGCTGCTTTGAGAATACCGCTTTCTCCGTACTCTTTCTCGGCATCAGGGATGCCTACTAACATGTGATATCCGCTAGGAACTGGCAACTGTTTTGCTTTTTCCTCTGCTGTTTGAGGCAGGGTAGTTACGTTGTTTACATCATCGGGGTTTGAGCCGATTAAAAGTTCACTCATCAAAATGCTCCAATCTAGAACGCAGGTCACTTATTTCTAAACGTAAGGTGAGCAGACCCTTAATCTCACCACACATCCTTTGGTAGTCGGCGTAGTCTTTGGCTTCGCCTATCCCCAGAGCCTCTTCAAGAATCTTCACTTTGTCATCCATCTTTTTGAGTAGATGATCTAAGATCTTTTCTTTCATTTAGTTTCCTTCTTTTCAGGTTTGTTTTGAGCCTGCTTCATTTGCTGCTGTTGTTTGTACAGATCAGCCGTTACACGTAACTTATCAGACTGGCGCTGTTGGTTTTGCATAGCCTTGGCTTGGCCGATTTGGTGGCCCATACGCAAACCTTCTAGCTGTTGTTTGGCAAGCAAAGTTTCTTTGTCGGTCTTGACCTTTGCCCCAATTTGCATACCTGCAATCTCTTTTTGAGACGCAATACGCAACTTTTCGACCTCGATCTGGTCTGCTTTTGCAGTCGCTTCGATCTGCATCATCTTTTGTTTGATATCGATCTCTTGCGCTTTGAGCTGCAATTCTTTCATCTGCATCTGGACAATTGGGTCCTGAGCCGCTTGTTGCGCTTGTTGTGCAGCCACTGCCGTGCGGTTTTGCTGTAATAGGTTCTGTGCTGCTGGTACAGCCATACGTGCAATGTACATTTCCTGTTCTGGCTTGAGATCCACTGTTTCGTCTGGATCGTCCGAGTAAGGAATTTGTATGCCCATCTGTTCTTGCATTTGGCGCATGTATTCCATGCCAACGTGTTCAACAATGTGGGCCTGCAACGCCTGCATAATTTGCGGGGCTTGTGGGTTTTGACCAATAATCTGTTTGATCTTTGGATCTTGCAGCGCCGCCGTATGAATTTGAATGTGCGCTTGGTGGTCCTGATACATAAACGCCTTTAGCGGCGTGTTCTTCAACACATTCATGTTCTCTGTCACCGGGTCCGTAGGCTTCATATCATCAGGAAGCGGAACCAGCTTCTCTGCGTTCTTGATCCCGATCACTTCCAGCATCTGGCGGTGCAGGTAAGGCAGGTTATACAGCTGCGGGGCCGTCTGTGATAACTGCAATACCGCCTGATACTGCACCACTTTTTGAGACATAGTGGCCGCATTAGGATCGCTCACTGGGATGATATTCACCATCTCATAGTCAGACTTACGTGCCTTGCGGTTTCCTACCACCGGCTCATAAGAATAATTTTCCGGCGCATAGTCAGCAATGATCTTCTTCAAAATCCGGAACTCTTGCTTCATCGAATTGTGAATACGTGCCTGAATAGCACTCATCACCTTCAATGTGCGCTCTAAAATAGCCAGCGTAGTCCCCACAGGAGACTGGCTCGACATGTCAGATGCCTTCAAATCCCCACTAGAGGCAAAGCGGCGACCCTCATCCACAATCTGATTCAACAAAGCCATCAGCGTTTGGCTCGGTTCTTTGTAAGGCAACGGCATGATGTTGTCTTTCATCGAGCCGCTCGGCACATCCACATCCCTGAACTCGCCCGGAGCAATAGGCGTATCGTCACCCTTCACCCGCAAACCACGGGTCTTAAACC